ATTGGTCAGAGCAAAGACCGCTTGGAGATGATTAACAAGGCTACAAGTTTCTTGTTCCACCATGCAGAACGCTACAACCGTGAAGTTGTGATGACTGCCAACTACATGCTTGAGTTGGACAAGCTAAAAGCGTCAGGTAAACCTGTTACAGCGGAGGACAAACGTGCCGCTGCGATCAAGGCCATTGACGAAACAGAATTTACCTTGGGCGCAACCGCTAGTGCTGGACGTCCAGTCGTGGCGCAGAATGCAATCGGCAACGTAGCATTCCTCTTCAAACGCTTTGCCATGAGTAAGTATTACATGATGGCGCGTATGTTCGACGAAGCGTTCGTCAAAGCGATTGATCCAAAAGATGTTGAGGCACGCAGTGCGGCACGCCACTCTCTCGCACGGTTCTTGGGTATCACTGGCCTGATGTCTGGTGTTGGTGGCCTACCAATGATGGGTGCGATGGGTATGATCTACGACCTGTTCGCCGCAGATGACGAGGATGATTTCGAAGCCGCTACACGTAAAGTGCTAGGCGAAGGTATGTGGGAAGGTATTATCAACGAGGCACTAGGTGTCGAAGTTGCATCACGTATCAGCATGAACAGCTTGCTATATCGCCCACCGTTCATCGAAAAAGATCAGAGCCAACTGTGGACGTTGATCGAACAGCTTGGTGGTCCTGTCGTTGGTATTACACTGAGTGCCGAGCGTGGCATTGGGTTGTGGGCCGATGGTGAATGGTGGCGTGGTACTGAAGCAGTGATGCCTGCCGCTGTACGTAACGTGTTAAAGGGCTACCGTTTCGCAACCGCTGGCGCTGAGACACGTCGAGGCGATGCCATAATGGAAGATGTCAGCCCTTGGAACGTAATCAACCAAGGTCTAGGTTTTGCCCCCGCCGATTATATCCGCACGCTAGAATATAACCAGAACGAGAAGCGTAAGGACGAGGCGTTGAAGGGTGAGCGCAGACGCGTGCTGCGTAAACTTAACATGGCAGCAGTAGAAGGTGACCGAGAAGGTTATCGAGAAGCACTCAAAGAAATACGCGAGTATAACAAAGGTCTCAAAGGGCAAGCACGCCGCAAGGTAATCCTACCTGAGACTATGCTCCGTTCACGCCGTGCGTTCCTTCAAACAACTGGCAGGATGAAGGGCGGTGTTGAGTATACACCTAACATGTTAGAGAGCCTACGTGAGTACGACCAAGGGCTGCAACTGTTCAACTGGGAATAAAAAAGGCCCCCTAAAAAGGGAGCCTAGTGGACAGTGTGGAGAACGACAAGGGTATGTCGTTATGTAGCCACCATATCATGTGGTTCTCCAAATGCGAACCCCAAAGAGTTGATTTTCGATTCGCGGTGTGACTTTTATGGTCCATTTTCGACGTGCTGCGACATTTTGCGCTTGGCTTCTTGCAACTGTCGTGTTGATGCAGGGGACAAAAATAGAACTGCCAACAACCACATCATCCCAATTAACGACAATCCTAACACCGTCAGGGTGTAGATCATCAACATAATATACCCGATCACTCATCTATCCCCTTCGATAGCTGTAACATAATAACGTCAGTAGGTGGCAGGTTCAGACTGGTGCCCTTACTTATGCGCATTTTGATCTGCTTGCCGTTCATGGCTTCCATCGCCACCTTAACAGTTTCGGTGTAGTTAAGTTGTTGGTCAACCATCCAGTTACGCAACGGCTTCTTAGTCAGGTAAACTTTGTGCGTGTCTGTCTCGTATCGACCTACCAAAGCTGCACGTGGATCACGTTCTGGTACAACTAACGTATCCTGTAGCGGATCGTCCATGCCATCCTTGCGTCCGTCCGCTGTGCTCTTAATCCGTAGGAAACTGTTGTAGTGTTCTGTTATGTAGTCAACGATAGTGTCCTCAACTGAAGCACCGATGTCGTCAACAAACGCCTTGCGTTCTTTTAGTAGTTTAACAGTCCACTTGTACACGGCTTCGATGTCGTATTGCACGTGTCCAACCTTCTTGGCAAATATCAGACCTGTTAAGATAGCGGCACAACCTGCCGACCAAAATCTGTTCTCGGCTTCAAGACCTGCGGCTTTGTCGATCCTAGCTTGCACCTTTTTAAGTGTGTCTAGCACTACGGCCTTGTTGTTAATGATGTAGCGGATGTACTCTTCCATGAGCCACCCATAGTTTTCTTTACTGTCCTTAAACAGATCATCAGTGGTGCCCTTGATGCTCGTATCCGTAATCATCTTATCCACACGAACTTCAAGTAGCCGCTGCATCTCTGCCTTCGGCTGTGCTTTGTTTCTGACTAACATGTCCCACATACTGGTGTTACCTGTTGACAGCGCTATGAGTGACCAAGGCTCACCACGAAACCGCTCGGTATTACCGTTTGCCGACATACGGTTCTTCTGCCGACCACTACTGATTTGGTATAAGTAGTCAGACGCATCAGCTTGGTGCTGCTTGCCCCGCTTCTGCATGTTTGTCATCTCGTCAGAGCACAGCGATAAGTCTTTCATGCGCTCACCACGGTTCATGCGAGAATTGTGGGTATCGTCTTCCTTCAGCATAAGTTCTTCTGGTGAACCTGCTAGGCCGATTGCTAAGTGCATCGCAGTAGTCTTACCTACACCTGACCCACCCCACATATGCACGGCTAAACTACCCATACCTGTCATACGCATGAGAGGTGATCCGTAACCTGACCCCACGATAAACTGGTGCAGTTCAAAGTTTGGGCGGTTGTAAAACTCTAACATTTCAACCTGTCGATCACGCGTGCCTGCCGGCTCGAACGCGTCAACCAGTCCTGCTAACTTGCTAGACGGTGGGTTGTACTCGTTATCCGTAGCTCCCACCACTCGTGAACCAATCACGAACTCTTCCATACTCTTGCTAGTCCAACCAAACTGCACGTGTGCATTGACTGCGTTTGTCTCCGCTTGCAGTTTGTGTATCCACTTCTGTGTATACTGCATCATCTTATTAAGGTCCTCTGAGCCTATCAAAACTATACCGTTAACAGCCATGTTCTTGCGGAACTCTTCTTTCGACGTAACGCTAGACAACGGCACAACAAACTCACGCAGCCCATCCTTCGGCAAGTGCAAAGCAAAACTAATCACTTCACCTAACTCTGGGTCTGTCAGTCGGCGTGTTACATAGAAGTCGTTGTGATACACCACGATCTCTTCGTATGTTCCGTCCTCGTCCTTCTTGCCACGCATAAACACACCACCTGCACGCCCACGAAAGTACGGTGCAGGGTACTCTGGAACGTACGATTTAGGTGCTAATCCAAAGTGTGTTTGTATCGGCTCTTCGAACTCACGGTCTTCTTCGGTGGCTTCGATGTACTCTTTGCCCAAGGTTATAGGACTGCCGATTTTACCGAATAGAGGGCACCCACTGCAGACGTCTGGATTGAACTCGTCAAACTTCGCACATGTATACGGCATGTCTATCAGACGTTCGGCTTTACGTACCGTGTCCTCCTGAGAATAGTCAGGGTGTCCACTTGATATTTTATGTATAGATTTGTCACCGTCTGAGCAGTTTATCGCAATCGACAGACCTGCACGCCACAACGGTTCGGACATCGTATCTTGATTCTTTATGATATGCGCGATCTGCGCACAGCCTTTACCCGCAACCGTCTTCTTAACAATCGTGCTGAACTTACTTTGCGTGCTACCAGATAACGCATCAAGCACAGGGTCAGGCCCACGTGGGACGTATACTTGTGGAACTGGTATCATCCCGCCACCAACAGCCATAGCGAAATCTTCAAAGTCCACAGGCTTCGGCACTTCGACGCCCAGTAATTCCACAGGCTTCTTGCCGTTGTTCTTGTAGTTATGCGTATTCGGCACACGTAAGATACTAGCTGCATCAGCCGTGCGTGACGGGTCCGCAGGGAAGTTCTGCTCTGCACATAACTTCTTTAGTCGATCCGCTACAGGTTGCCAGTCTTCTCGGCACACTTGTTCTTTCAAGGGCCAATAGACATGGATGCCATTACCAGAGTTCACCTTCGTAGGTGAGGGCAATGAATTGTCTGTACAAAACTTCTTAAGTGCTTTGATAGCATCGCGCTGCGAGGGGAAGTCTTTATTCGGACCACAATCTAGGTCAACAAAGAATGACTTGATCCACTCGACGTTAGCCGCTGCACGTGTTTTGTTAGTCTTAAACGTAGATAGGGCAAAGAACGCATTCCAACCCTGATTGTCTTTGTCGAAAGCTGCGTCTATCGCATCGTCGAGGTCATCATAGAACACCTGCGATTGTCTGTCGGTGTCGTAATTCTTTGACCATATGCAATAGTAACCTTCGTCTCCCAACACTGTCTGTAAAAATTTTTTCGTTTCCATTGCCGCCACTCAACGTAAAAGCCGTGGCTACATAAGCAACCACGGCGTACCAATTTTAGTCGTCCCAACCATCCACAAGGGCCGCTAGGTCCTCGTCTACTGGCTCGGCCTTCTTTGAAGCTGTCTTGGCCTTTTTAGGCTCTTCTACTTCATCGGCAAGTACGTTGTTTGACTTCTTTGGTTTGGCAGAAACGTCTACTTCGTCGGCTTTGACTTCACCGTCACGTTTCTTCTGCACGTTGTCAGTCTGCGATACTGTTAACGTGATAGCACGCTGCGCATCTTCGCTGTCCTTGGCTTCTAACACCTGCTTCAACTCGGCCTCTTCAAGAGGACGCACAGGCTTAAAAAATAGCTTCGGTGTCTCAGCGTTCTCGTCAAAGTACATCTCTGTAACAATCGCCATAGACGGTGTTTTGTGTGCCTTGAGATAGCGTGCGTACGCTTGCATTGGCATCTTACCATCCTTGGCTTCGCCAAACACAGAGGTTGCAGGAAGCTGCAGTTGATACACTTTGTCGTACTGACCTTCTATACAGACAGCAAGACGTTGTGCGAAACGACAAGCGCGGCTCTCACCTTGCCCAGAACCTCTGACGTTCATAGGACAATCCATACAGCGTGCAGCCATACGTTGGTCGGCAGGGACGTCAGGTGCAGGTGTTTGTGTATCCGCAGACCAACATTGTGGCGGTGTTGGGTTCTCCGCATCATAAGTACCTGCGTAATATGTTCTGGAAACAGGCGCAGCGTTGACCACCACGATGTTGAGTGAACCAGAACTATTTACGTTTACCTGCTCCCCGCCGACGATTTCGCGGAAGCGTCCACCACGTAAACTAATACGCCGCATACCGCCGCCGCTACCCCCAGTGAGGTTGTCGTCAACTTCTTGTAGTGACTTAAATAAGTCACTGTTAGCCAATGCACTGTTTTCAAACAGGGTTATATCTGACATGCCGTTCTCCTTATACATCGTCGTCAGTTGTGAAGTCGAACTCTAGCTGCCTATCGTCGTGCTCGTCTTGCTGCACAGATGGACCTTCAAGATCGACATTAAGAGTAGTCAGAGCATCCGACACCCTCGTCTTATCAAAACGGTATGTGTTACCGATTTTAATGTATGTGTTCTTAGGGATATGCCCTTGACGCACCCATGATCGGATCGTCGAGATAGACACAGCAAAGTGATTTGCTAAGTCTTCGATTGCCACAAACGGTTGTGTGTCTGCCATTATTTTTTCCTCACAGAGATTGTATATTCTGAATCCACGTTGAGACCTTTGGGTACTAGGTCAGGATTCTCTTCCAAGAACTGTTTCACATTAGTCTGGTTAAGACGTTTCTCAAAGAACTCAGGCACGTTATGCTCCATTACGAATACGTGCATGGCTTCCCAGTCGCTTGTCCAGTACCGTTGTTTAACAGTCCGATAGAACAAACCTTCCGCAGTACGAACACTATCGACACCGTGCTCCTTGCAGTAGTCGAGTAGTGCGGCTTTTACTTTGTCCAGTTGTTCTGTCAGCTTGGCGTCCTCTTCCTTGAACGCTGCTGATATTTCGGCACGCTTGTTTCGTATCTTAACATACGTGCCAACAAGTTTGTCCACAGGTATTCCCATGTCGTTCTCCTCTTTGTGTTCTTGTTATATAATGACAAGCGTTACGCTAGTCAAGCATTTCGTTGTAAAGGTCAATCATTTTTGTGTGTACGTCTATTCTGTTATCAAGTAATGAGTATACACGCTTTTCGACGTGAGAACCTACCAACTGGACAACCGTACACTTATGTTTTTGACCAGACCTATGAACACGTGCGTTTGCTTGCGCGTAGGTCTCAAGTGAGGAAGTAGGTCCCCACCATACCACAGTATTCGCAGCCGTTAAAGTCACACCATGTGCTGCTGCTTGGGGCTGTATCACCAATATCTTGGGGTCAGGCATATTTTGGAAGCGTTCGAATATCTCTGTGCGCTTCGCCGCAGACACGTCCCCACGAATAACTTCGGCAGTGTATCCATCTGCCCTTAACTTGTCAGTCAAGATGTAGATTGTATGCTTGAACGGTACGAACACGAGGGTTTTCTGACTCGTCTCGTCAACGACTTCACGTAACACATTATAGCGATGCTTGATGTCGAACTCTAGCACTTCCTTGTCGTCTGTATATACGGCACCCGCACTGATCTGTAGTAGCTTGTTCATACCGATGGCAGCGTTCTGTGCAGTTACCTCTTCTCCTGCTGCTTCCATGACAAGCCGTGTGCGTAACGTGTCATAGTATTTCTTCTGTTGACGAGTCAGTTCAACGTGCCGTTTCGTATACGTCATGTCGGGCAGGTCTAGGCACTCTTCTTTTGTGTATCTGATCGCAGGTTGCAGGGCGTTATACACAATGTCAGTCGCATCAGGTTTGGGTAACCATTTGAATTGTGTATACTTATACATCACCATGTCACGCCATGATCCAAAGAACCTTGGCACTGCGTGCGGATTGACCAACTTAGCTAGGCCGTATGCGTCAAGCGGCGACTGCGCTGCAGGTGTACCTGTCATCATCCACAACCACGTATCGTCAGTGACCAGTTTGCGTAGGGTCTTCCATCGCTTCGTCTGTGCGTTCTTGTAGTGTGTTGCCTCGTCAACGATGATGCAGTCGAACCCACCGTTGGCTATGTCGTCCGCCACGATCTCCACGCCATCATAATTTATTACGACAAACTCGGAACCGTTGTTGATTATCTGGCTGCGCTTGGCCTTGCTACCATGTGCAACGTCAACCGTGCGGTGCATGGCAAAGGTAAATAGATCGTTTCGCCACGCCGAATCCATAATAGATAGGGGGCAGATAACAAGCGCACGCTTCACTTTACCTTGTTGCATGAGGAAGTCTGCGGCCCAGATAGCCGATGCAGTCTTGCCTGTACCTTGCTCGTTAAAGCAAAATGCTTTCTTGTTAAGTGTAAGGAACGCTGCTGTTGTCTTCTGGTGGGCAAACGGTTTGTACTTGCCTGACCAATTATACCGCCCTTCGATTGGTGACGGTGCCTTGATGTTGAGATTGCGCAGCTTGTGCGCCTCGTCGATGCCCCAGTAGACTACTGTGTCGTCACCCACCTGCTTACTTCTAGGGATGGTTTCAGTGACACGTCGAGGGTGACGTAGCTTCAAACGCAACGCCTTGTTCTGTAGAATATCCATATCGTTCTCCTGTTAGGGAAATTCCCTAACGCTTACGCTTGCCTTTACTTAGCGCACCACCTGCTGCTCTGTTCTTGCTGCGGCTCTGCACTCTGTAACCGTCTTTGTTTGTCCCACCGCGTGACAGTGGTTTCTTATGGGCGATGTCCTTGCCCTCACGCTTGTCGGCTTTACCGTTTTTATTTTTATCTACGCCAGTCTTGTCTACCTTGCGCCGTGCACGTTGGCGTTCCATGCGGTCAGCATGTTCTCCTCGTGCTTTCTGCTGTGCGTATTCTTTCTTATACGGACGCGGTTTGTTCTTGTATGGCATGTCATGCTCCGTTGTGTGGGCACTCCGTTACAGGACAGTGCCGTTTGCATAGACCAGTAGGGCGTGGGTTCCATACGTCCTTGTCGGCTGCGGCTTGCATGTCACCGTACTTGCCCAACCACTTGGTCCAAAGATCGCCCTTATTATACTCCATGTAGGTGTCTTTCACCAAGTCATTACTGATGACAAATAGTAACCCTGCACGAACTTTCTTAACTTCTGGATAGTGTGCGAACACAGACAGTGCCATCAATTCCAACTGACCCTTGTCAGCATACTTCGCACTCTTGCCAGTCTTGTAGTCTACCACCCATGCAGTATCGGCTAAGACATCCATGATGATAAGGTCAGCGATACCTCTGAACCAAACGTCTTTTGCAAAGAAGTCACACGGCTTCAAATCCTCCGTAACCCCTAGCTTGCGTTCTACTAACTTAACACCACGTTTATCTTTAAGTGCCTGCAGCGCCCCTAGCGCAAAGGTAAACTTAGCAGGCAACTCTTTGTCTTTACCTACAAAATCCTCTGCTGCCTTGTGGAACTCCGACCCATACCGAATAGCCTCGGTCTCTTGGAACGGATATTCCTTTAAGATGTTTACGTGATAGAACTGCTTGGGGCACTGCTCGAATGCCTTGATCTTACTAAACGACCACGGTGCTACTTTCGTCAACCTGCATCTCCATATGACTTCCCGATACCTGACTCACAATCAATGGGTAAACCTTCTGCCCAGTCGGGCGTCCACCGCATACAATCTTCTACATACGCACGTGCTTCGGCTATCTCCTCGTCCTTAACACAGCATACGATTGAGTCGTGTACAGTTAACACCACTTTGTATTTCTTTGCAATGCGTAACATCTGCTCACCAATGATGCACCGTGCGATACCTTGGCATACGTTCTCTGTTACCTTCCCGCCGTATATACGCTTGGCACCCTGACGTGTTTTGTAGAAGTATTCCCTACCCATGTCGCCCTGCTCATAGAACAGACCGTTGTAGAACATCGGCAGACCTGATGGCAGCACTATGGCTTTGCGTTCGGCATCGACAGTCAACACACCGCTGCGTCCAATCTGTACCGACTGACCACTCGCCATGTAACGTATCATCTCCTGACACTCTTTCCAGAAACCGGAAATTGCTGCGTTGGTGCTACGGTAAATTTGAATAATCCTACGCGCCTCGTCCAACTCAATGTCAAACCCAAACGTCATAAGCTGATGCTGAAACTTGGGCGCACCCATGCCATACCCTGCACCTAGAATTGTAGTCTTACCGACGAACCGCTGATCCTTGGTGACGTCCTCGACCTCGACCCCATAGATACTAGACGCCATCTTCTTGTACACATCGTCTTTGTCTAGGAATGCCTGAACCAGATCGTTCTGTCCTGATAGCCACGCAAGTACACGCGCTTCAATCTGCGAACTGTCTGCGTCAATGAGTGTGTGACCCTCGGGCGCAATGATACTTTGCTTTAACTTCTTACCGTTTGGTCCACGGCTCGGCAGGTTCTGCAGGTTGATCTTGTCATCACCACCCCATCGCCCAGTGTGTGCAGCGTAATATCTTACAGGGACAGGCAGACTACCACGGTTGCTTATGTCGATGAACCGCTGCGTCCTCGTTTCTTCTAAGGTACTTTTGGTACCCAAACGCGCAGCGACCAGTGCTTGCACCCGATCATCGTCATGCTCTGCTAGTGCCTTGAACTCCTCATCGGACTTAGCAAATGCGTATGTCTCCTTACCAGTACGCGCACTAACCTTCATGGGTGGTTCAACGCCGAAACCTTTCAGCAACTCAGCGAACTTCGGGTTGGACATGAGATCATCCTTCGATGCACCTGCGTCCTCTAACAACTTATCCTTACGGTCTTTGATGTCTTCGAGGTGACTGTCCAGTAGCCCACGATCTAACTCCACTGTCGGCTCAGTGAACATGCGCAGCGTCAGGTCAATCAACCGCAACTCACGCTTCGGGAACCGTCGTCCCATTATGCCGAACAGCTTGTATGTTAGGTCAACGTCATTGATGCAATAGTCCCCATACAATTCTAAATCGGCATCACTAAAATCTAGTCGTCGCTTGCCAAGTGCTCTGACGACTTCATTGCCTTTCTCACCAATGTTATATCGCTCAGCCAACGCTTTGAGTGCACCACGAGCCTCGACCCCATGTAAAGCACGGGAAATACACAGAGTATCGGTAAGAGCGCGAGGACGGATATTAAAACGCCAACTAAGAATAGCACCGTCAAACATAGTATTGTGGGCCAGTACCATACTGTTGTCCCAATCGTACGCGGCGAGATACCGCGCAATCTGTTCGTGCGTCCCACTAGCCCACTCCGTTTCTTCATTGTTAAGTTTTACGGCTACACCAATGACTTCAAATCTGTCGTCACGAATGTAGGCTTCTGTTGTCATCTTAGACAGAGAGTAGTCCCTGTCGTAGTATGTCTCAAAGTCTAACGTAATTAAGTCCATTATTGGTACCGTAGTTTGTTTGCTACATCTGCCATAAGGTGCGGTAATTCTTTCGGCGGTATCGTGCCTACTAAAACACCATTGTCCCATATGCGCAGTCCGTCATCATAAACGGCCCAACGAAAATCAGGGGTTGGTGTAGGTGTAACTTCTTCTCTCCAGTTAGCCGACCCGATCCTAGCTATAAGATGCTTTACAAATGCTAGGTCAACTCCGCACGCGTCTGCCACTTCAGTGTATTCGGCGTCACGATGTTGTAGTAAGTACCGCCATACGGTTTCTTCTTTTTTAGTCATGTCGTTCTCCAATTAAAATGTCGGCTCCCATAGCACGCCCTGTTCTGAGAGGGCTTCGTAGTGTGCTAGTTCGCTCCTGATTATCGGGACGTCTGGTGTCTCGTCCCACTCTGCATCTGATAACTCCTTACGCAGACGCTTCACTGTACTGGCTACGTCAATTAGCCTTGCGTCTATTTCGTTCGGCATACCACATTCCAAATTTCCAGATTAGTCTGTATGGCGACCACTTCGGTGCCATCAAATACGCAGCTTCACAATCCAAATAGATTGTATGCCATTCGCTTGCTGATTTCATTTCACATCCTTTCTCGGCAAACCATAGTTCTTCTTCATGTGCGACACGGCTTGGTGACTGACGCCAAGTATCTCCCCGATCTCCCGCACCTTCATACCCTTGTGCAGCATCCTGTTAACAACTTTAGCCTTGTGTGATAGCTTGATTGTTATGTCACGAGGTGGTTGGACATCGGCACGTTGTGACGGACGCCCACCCTTCAACCCATTTTCTCGTGCCTGTTGATAGTCGATGGCAGGTTCTCGCAACCGCTTGTTGTTTGCCTTGTCGATCTTGTTCTGCTTCAGCCACGCTTCGCGGTATAACTCCTCATACGTTTCGCGGTTCATATGTCTATACCTGTCTTGCGTAGTCCCTCGACATAGTTGTCCAACTCTTCACGCGCTGCAAATAGCTGTCGGTCTAAGTCTTGCGGTGCGGTTCGCGTATATCGCAAATCCTGTAAGTTGTTTACCTGTTGCTTTAACCATTTCAAATGTGATGCTTGAAAAGTTGTTAGCTGCTCGTCTCCCATTTTGTCCTCCGTTAAACAAATTTTACAATGTGCCGTTACTAAAAGTATAGAGGGCCGAAAAGCCCCCTAACTAACCAACTAACCAACTACAGAGTGAACCAGTCAGTCTTCGGTGCCCACATGCAGAATGATGCGCTATCTTGCATACCAGAGGCATACACCTTGGACTTGGCTAGCTTGCCGTTGTGGTGCATCCGCTCCAGAACTTTCGCTATGGCAACGGTTTCGGTACCCAAGGCTGTTGCAACCTCGGCTGTTGTGCGGGGGAAGTGATCCTCTTCATCAAGGAACAGTGACGTAACACGTTCTTCCCACGTGGCTTCGGTAACTACCTCGTCCTGTCGTAGTGTGTTGTCAACCATACGCACCGCTTGCCACGGTGTCATATGCGCCTTGTCTGGCTTGTTCGGCATGACAATCATGTCGGCTGACATACCTACGTCTACGTTGTGCGCACGCACAACACTCGGATGGATAAAGACGTCCTCGCCGTTCTCCACGTTAATCCCAAATGCAACATCGTTCTCAAGACGTTTGTTGCAATAGATTGTCACTGTCATAAGTTTATTAAGCATGGCTTGTTGTTTTAACCTCGTGCATATGCTGTCAATAACTCGCGCGTCATGCGCATGTTCTCTTCGTTCACAACCAAGGCAAGCCCACCTGCCTCGGCAATTTGTTTTAAGTTCTTCTCTTGCAATGGCGTGGGTTTGTTCTTCCCTGCCTTGCACTCGATCCCAAAGAAAAGCCCCTCGTAACATCCTACGATGTCAGGTACACCACTGCGTCCATATCCACCTGTTACTGGGTAAAAGTAATAGGCACCCATGTCTTTCAGTTGTTGTACCACAACCTTCTTAACTTTTGCTTCTGGGGTCATCATCTTGTCCTCTCGCGGTAACTGGTGTCAACAGTTATTTTTAGGGGCGGCGTACCGCCCCATGTTAGGGAAAGTCCCTAACAATCTTTTACTACCCAAAAGACATTCTCGTTGATCTTAGCACCAACGTCTTCCACGTACTGTTGGGGTGGTGGCGAGGGCAGCACATTCAGCACTGCCAACTTGTCTTTGATCCATTCGGGTAACTCCATGACAGACATATAGGTGCCCTCTGCTTCCATGTCAACACTATTCATGCCAAAACATTGTACCTCGACGTATTTAGTGTCAGGTTTTATCTCCACACGATAAGTTATGTCATCAACTATGTTATACATGTAGCAGATACGCAGCATTGTTGATCTTTACACCCACTTCGTCCACGTAGTCGTTCGCTTCGACCATGTTCAGAGTATACATCCGATCCACGATGTCTTGTGGTAACGTATCGAACCGCACGTTCTCGCGCACTGTTGCATTTCGTTCTGGACTGTACTCGCTGAACAGCTTGATGTTATCTACGTCTATGATGTCACAATACTGTGCACCGAACTTCTCATACATATGGACAAACATAGCGGGTAACACTTGCTGCGCATCCAACTGATACTCGTGCTCGGCTTCGATGTACGCTTGTATCTTGTCAGACATAGTTGGGTTTAGCCACCCATGCTCCCGCTTGTGTAGATGCAACAACTCGTCAAGTAATGAGGTACTTCTAGCGTAATTACTCAACCCGATGTTCTCCTTGGCGGTACTCACTGCGTTCTTCAAGTTAGCCGTTACCACATTAAGTTTACTAGACACTTTGGTGATGTACCCTGACGTGGTTGTCAGCAGAGGTGCTTTAATCAGGTATGACTTCGCATGTCGTATGGCTGTGTTCATGTTCTTAGACTGACGCATCCGACATTGCTCTGAGTAGTTGGCATACTTAGCGTTCTCGATTGTCGGTGCAAACACGGCATAGCTTTTTTCCGCAGCATAACGTGTTGTCTGGAAGTCACCGTATCCGATGTACCCTAGCGCGGTGAAATCGGTATCGCGGTATACCCATAACGAACTCCTGTCACGGCCTTTGAACTGCACGCCTCGTACCTTCTTGGCGACCTCACGTTTGAACGCGTATAGCTGTTCTGGTTGACCTGCTATGATGATGCTATCATCGTGATTGCGTAGGTTCTCTACTGTCTCTAGTCTCATTGGTTGTTCTCCTTACATTTCTCTTGATTTAATGTGCACGGTCTTACCGACTGGTGGCTTGGCTGATTTGTTGTCGAGTATGCACCAGAGTGTTGGGCACGCCCACTGACCCCATGACCCGAACAAGTAACCATCTGTTAGGATGATAGCCGCGTCTGGATTGATGCCATGCTCCTGCATGTAACGTGCTACAGGTTCGATGTCTGTGCCCCCACCGCCCGCAGGCTTCGTGGACTTCATGAAGTCTTCGATCTGATCCATCTCGTACACCTCGTCACGGCGCACGGCTGTGTCCCAATACAGTATGCGTAACTTGTTAGGGTGAACAGTCTTACACACCTCGGCCACTTCGGTCAGCATGATTGTCTGCTCTCGTTGTCCGATTGACCCCGACATGTCAGCCAACACAACCAACTCATTCACGCGCTCGGTCACGCCGCTCGGCATGGCAACACCAAGGTGAACCCACCGTCTGTTAAGTTTGTTGTAGCTGCTGTAGTCAGAGCCAGAGCATGTATCTGTAACAAAATCACGCAACACCTCACGCCAGTTTACCTGCGGTTCGAGTAAGTCTTGCAACTCACGATCCATACCGTTGCCAAGTTTACCTGCGGCTAGCGCACCCTGACGGATGGCCTCGTCGATCTCCTTGGCTAGTTCGCGTTTGTCATCTTCGCTCAACTCCTTGGCCTCGTCCCACTTGTGCTCGTCAAACGATTGCTGACCTACTCCAGTGTTGTCTTCACCGTCTTCACCGGCACCGGTTCCGTCACCTTGTCCCTGTAGGTTCTTACGTGGATCATCTTGACGTAGTTCCCGGTAGACCTGCGCTGCGTCCATCCCTCTGTACTTCTCATCGTAACAACCACACTTTAGTGCGCCAGTCATAGTCGCAAAGCCATCGGCATTGTCATCGACTAGCTTCAGATTGATAACGTAGTCGCACGCCATGTTAGCAAGTTCGGGGTCTTCCTCGTACATCCAACGCCAAATATGCAGGTGTCGGTATAGCTTGTGATAGTTCTCATGCAGTATGAGAAAACGCAACTCGGCATCGTTAAGCTGTTCGATGAACGCTCGGCTGTACCCCTCGTCACGTCCGTCTGTGTAAGCTGTTGCATGGTCATCCACCACTGTACGCTCGCCAATCATCAAGATACCTGCAAGCGCAACGTATCTCTCGTGTCCCATGATAGACACAACGGCTCGTGAAAGCCGCTGTTCTGCTGTTAAGTTTGTTACAAACATCAGTCGTTCTCCTTACGAATTTTTCTCGCACGTATAATGTGCTTGTGTTTATCCAAGGCGCAGTTGCTGCATAGCATCTGACCGTCTCTGTCTTTGTGGTCTGCGGTAGTACCGCAAACCTCACACTTTACTTGAACCAAAATCATTTCTTGTCCGCTCCAAACATGTAGTTGTGTTCGCGTGCCCACGTTGTGAACTTCTTGTTGGTCATCACCATGCTACGCTTGTTGTATTTCTCTGAGCGTACGCCATTGGCGAACAAGCCTTGTGCCTCGGCATCCAAGCGCGGCAAGTATTCCATCCACTTGTCAAGCCAATCGGCTTCGACTGCGGCAAGCGTACGATACACGACCATACACACGGCGGCTGCGCTCGACGGTATCTTAGCTTCCAACGGCTTGGTCTTGATACTTTCAAGTGACGGTAGCTGATCGGCTAGTTTGACAAAGGCCATCAAGTCCATCGCGCCACGATCACCGATTGTACCCATGAGTGCGGCTGTCAGTGTTGTGTCGTTCAGGTCAGCGCGTGCATGTAGAATGTCAGATGCAGCATGTAGTGAACGAGGCGTGACAAACGCAGCGCGTTGTTGGTTTGGGTGGAATATGTATGGGTTGTCGTCGGGATCACGTACGTCCTCGAACGATGCGAACAGTTGGGGATTGTCTTTGACCCAACCTAGCAATGTGTGTTCGATGCCGTTGTTGATACCCCACTCGATCCACGTCATGTGATCGGTCTTGCGCACCTGCACGATTGTGATGCGGTTGCGACCATGTGGTGGGATGATGTCACCGACACCCTCGGCTCCCTTGTTAGTCGTTGCAAACACGATACTGTCAGGGTGCAGCTCGTAGCTGCCCATCTTACGCTCTAGCATTAGGATGTTAAGAGCATTCTTCACGGATGGATTTGATTTACCATACTCGTCGATCATCACGATCACAGGCTTGTCGAGGTGCAAGCCCATCTCCTCATTCGGCATGAACCGAACGAACCCCTGCTCGTCTACGTCCTTGATACTTGGCAGCATCATGTCACCCAAGTCTTTGTTGGTTGCATCGAAGTAGATCGGCACGTGATCGGGGAACCGCTCGGCTAGTGTCTTGAGCGTTGATGATTTGCCGTTGCCCATGTCACCTTGCATGAGGATGGTACGTTTGGTACCCACGGCGGCGATCAAGTCCACACACTCGTCAAGTGATAGTGAATACATATGTTGTGCTGAGTTCTGCATGTCGTTCTCCTATTATCTTATGCAGTTGTAGTTAAGTGCGGGTAAGGTTTCCCTTACCCTAGCGATATTTCGCTGTAGGTTCAGCCTGTTAGGGAAACTCCCTAACAAACTGGTCGAGTTGTGCGCCAACATCAGAAATCCAATGATGGCAGGTTAGCGATAGCGTCCTTGACCTTCTCGCGTGCATTGTCACGCAGTGTGTCGTCACGCTTCACGGCGTCCGCAGTCAGACCATAGAGCGCAGTGTCGAGGCGTTGCCGCATGGCTTCCATCTGGCTGTCACCTGTCACGTTACAGGTACTCAACATCTCCACAAGCTCATGCGCCCGATCAAATACGCTATCATACACGCGGTTGCGTTTGCCATTGGCGTCATAATCTAGCTGACGTACGAGCGTGGTGAGATTTTCGTACAGCTTGTGCCACAGGTCATTCATCGCAGACTGTATCTGATTGTTGTAGTATTGTTCGTACTGCTGTGTCAGTTGCTGTTGCGCCTCGTTCTGGATGTCGATGCGCCAGTCCCCTGCATCGGGTAGCGGCATGTAGCTGATACGCATACGAAATCGGTCTCGTATTGTATCGGCGGTTGGATACTCGTCACGGTTCCACATGTCACCCAGTTTAAGTTGCATCTCTGTAACTTCGTAGTCGTACACTTCGAGGAACGCTTGGGCTAGTCGGTCAAACTCTTGCTGCAGCTCCGTCATCACCTCGTGGTATTTGAAATACTGCTGCGTTGTCACGATGCGCTGACCCATGTCTGACCACGGCATAGTCATGCTGTAATGTATGTTGCGTGCATTGGCACCGAACTTGACCACGGCTGATAGTTCCTCGCAGTCGATTAGTTTTTTCGTCACGTTAGTAAGTTCTTTGGACGCGAGGTTGTTACGCTCAGCTACATCGGATGTAGCCTTGCGATCTTTCTTGCGTGCAGTCCACGTTGATACGCTGAACTCGACTAGCATCGCTGACGATGCGATTGATGGTGCATTTACTGCAGGTGCTGACATGTTCATTTGGTTTCTCCTTTACTGTCAGTTTTGTTAGGGACATTCCCTAACCGTTTGTGTATTTGTTCAGACCTTTTAGATCGGCCTTGTTAGTTACTAGCGTTGCGCCCTGTTTGTGGGCTATTGGTGCCACGCACCATGATGCACGCTGTTTTGCTGCTACGAGATCACCGCAGTTGAGGCACACGTTGTAGCCGAGCATTCTACGCTTAAGCGGGAACATCTCACCGCAATTCTCGCATTCACATGACTTGTTATGTGTAGTCATTACATGTCCCCCCAACGCTTGCACACATGTGGGTTAGACTTGTGTAGGTTGTGATACAGTGTGCGTGGCTGTTCGGTGTCGCGCTGCAGTTGCTGTGTTTGTGATTGGCTGAGCGCACGATAGCCTGTGCGGTATTTGATGGGTGCACCATACTTGCGGTGGTACGTTGCGATCTGTTGTGGTGTCAGAACTGATGTAGTCATAAGAACCTCGTTTGGTTGGTTGGTGGTGAGTGTTAGGGAAAGTCCCTAACAAGTGGTGAAGTTACAGGCGAGACAGTCAAACTATCAAGCTGTACCTATACTATATCATATGTACGTTCTATTGTCAAGTTTTATCAAATGGTGGTGTTTGGTGTAATGTACTGAAATGTACTGGAATGTTCTAACACGTGAAGCTGCAAGTGCTTGATATTATTGGAATGTTCGAACTTAGCGATTTATTACTGAAAATACAGGCTAGGGTGCGACGTGGACATGTGCGAGGAGGGGGGTCACAGCCTCGCGTACGTAGACCTTCTTTTTTTTTTTTTAACTACATTATAAGTAAGTTGTAGGAAATGGTATCTGCTAACATCTAATGACAAACTTTTTGTCACCAAAACACACGTTTGCACACGTTTGTGCATTAGACTGCACCAAACTCAAATGTTCCACAGTTACGGAACATTACAAAAAATTTGCGAACATTTGGAACATTCTTTTGTTTTCAATGCGTTAGGGCGCGAAGCTACTCTAATAACTGGCATCAAAACGGGTTAAGTCATTGATAATAAAGCGAACATTCAAAACGAACATTACAATGTTAGGGAAACTCCCTAACATGCCGCGCGAAGCTACTCTAATAACTGGCATCGGTGTGTTTTGTTTTGTGGTGACGCGCGAAGCTGCTCTAATAACTGGCATCAAAACCCCGAAGCATAAAGCCTCGGGGTAATGTGTTACGACCATTCGTCGATGTCGTTGTCTTCGTAGCCTAACCACTATGCGAGAGTGAAGTTGACATGCGCCATATTTATTTGGTGCTCTTGTTTCAGCGCGGTGCGCATGTTGATTAGTGCCGAATAGTGTTCGCCTTTTAGTTCGCGGCGTAGGTATGGTTTGAACCGTTCGAATTTATCGTCAGGCCATTTTGCGATTAGTTGGATAGTTGGGTGAATAATATGTTTCATTGTCATTCTTTCTTTGGTTGGTGGTGTTAGGGACATTCCCTAACACCGGTTGGTGATTAAACTTGTTTAGCAAGTTTTTGGATCGCAGCGATCATGTCGGCAGCGTCAAACTTCCAATCGTCATTGCCTTGGATTGTTTTGACAATGCTTTCGAATTGAGCGTTTAGCTTTTCCGATGGTGCCTTTGGTGCACGCGCTTTGCCTTTGGCGTTGGACGTTGGTTGTTCTTGGCGGCGCTTAAGAGCGTTCTTAACGTCTTTCATAAGCGATCCAACTTTCTGAACCAAAGCGCGCTTGGCGTCTTTCTGCGCTGCGTTCAGGCTGCGAGTGTCGGCAGTGTACAATTTGTATTCTGCCTTGGTTAAGCGACCAATCGCCAAGTTTTCTTTGG